TCACTTTGGCCCCCGTCCATTGCTGTGTTATATAACAGAAACGTTTCTTGAGTAAGAATATTGCTATTGTAAAAATCAATATAGGTCAAAGTCCTAACAAATGCACCTAAATCATCTCTTAATCTCTGTGTAGCTCCAAACTTATCAACTCTCTCCTGTGTAAACTCACTTCCAGCCATGGAAATAAAGTCATCTATTTCTTCATTAGACATCCAAGGAGTATCCCCTTTATCTAAAATAGTTCTAACTCTATTATATAAATCGTTTACACTTTCAATTATTGCCATGTATTACTACTTTTTTTTACTTGTTTTTTTTGTTGTAGCTTCCTCCTTTTGCTCAACTAAGTCCATCTCTACTTTACCATTACCACTCATTTGTGACTTTAATAAAGCATATATATCCTTATTGTCTTTTAACCATTTTATTACTTGGTCTTCAGAAATACCTACAACTTGTGAGCCATACTTAAATGTATCTTTTTCCCACTTAATAACACCATTTTCTTGTGCCTCCATAACAAACAGTCTATAATGTCTATCATCATCAAACCATAGTGCCATAAAGTTTTCTGGTTGCTCAGCAGCTATTTTTAAAACATGTGCTTTTAAGATATCATCTCTAGAGTCTAGGTTTAATCCAAGTAGTCTAGATAAATCTCTTACTTCTTTCATGTTTAATTTAGCAGCTTCCATTACAGCATTAGCAGAAGTCATAATTGCATTAGCTTCTTGCTCTTGTCTTATAATAGCATCATCTCTTAACCAAGAACCATTTAAAACTAATGGGTGGTCCATTAAGAACTCATCAACTAGTTTATGGTGTTCTAAATTAATATTTAACCTTATTACAGGCTGAGTGTTTGGGAATCCTCTGTGTGCTACACCATTTACATCAGTGTATGTATGCATTCTACCAGTTTTATCCTTATAGTTTCCAAAGAAAACATAACTCATTTTTGTAGGGTTTTTACTTCTGTAAAATACCAAATGTTCATTTTTGCTCATAATTTATTATTTTAATTTTTGTCCGTGTTTGTGAGTCCATTTCAAACCTGGCCCGCTTTTTTTTATTAATATATTACTCCCACCTTTTGGTGTAGACTCAGAGTATTCTTCAACTTTCCCTGTTTTAGGGTTATATTTTAATATCAACTTAGGCATTATTGGTCTTTATTACTGTTACACATTCCATAAAGTTCTATTAAAAATATACCTGCAGTATATGTCCCAGCAGAGCTACCCCCACCAGAAGCCATATACACATATGAATTAATAGGAGGCGCTGTTATAGGAATTACATCACCAGCTGCCCAAGCACCACCTTTATTTAAAATTTTATCTTGACCACTTATATCATACCCCCCAGCTCTTGTGCTTGATGTATCTTCATAAAAATCAATATCAGTATCTCCTCCTGCAGGAGCCTGTAAACAAGTTACAGTTCCAGCAACATCAAGAAAACCACCTCTTTGATGATTAGTTCCTGTACCAACTTGATACATCCAACAGTTTGCATCAGTTCCATTACCTATTACATCACCATCATCAGCAGTAGATGACAAGTCTGTTATATCCATTAGTATTGCTGTTTTTACTATATTACCATGATAGCTTTTAGAAGAGTTAAATTTAAACCCACTAGCCGCCCTTAATCCAGAGCCTGGGTACTCTCCAGGGCCATGTGTGAAGCCTGTGTTAAAAGCAAGAACAGGTAATTTACTACCATTAGTAGCAGGAAAATAATCAGATATTCTATCATCAACCTCTTTAATGTTTATAATTAAACTTTTAGAACTTGAAAATACTTTTAAAAAATTTAAAACTACTTCATGAGAATCTTTTGTTACTGTAAAATAAATAGTGTCTTGGGAATCTCCAGGAAAATGATGAAAAGTGCTTTTAAAAGTCATTAAAATAATTGTGTCAGAAGCAGCTTCAATACTTATTAAATCACTAAGTTTATAGCAAAATGATAAAGTATCATTTTCAAAATACACCATCTTATCATTAATCGTCAAAGGATTTTTCATAACTTTGTTTTAATTTGATATTATTTCCATTGAAGAAATACTACTTAATATGTATTGTTTAGAGATATCATCAACAACTCTTATTATATCAGTCTTAGCTTCTGTTATAGCTTTTAATAAATCTTTCATAACTTGATTAACAGTTGCGCTAGCTTTTATATTGAGTTTAATTTGGTCTTTTTCAACATCTGCACCCTGAAAAAATAAATCTATTCCATTTGATTGAATATCTCCACTGGTATCTATACTAGTTCTAATTAATTTTAACGAACTAAATGGATAACTAAAAGTGGTTGTTGAACTGTCTCTAAATACTAAATATTTCATATTATTATTATTAATACCCACCCCCTCCGAAGAGGGGATAAGTATATAAATTAGTTATTAACTAAACATGTGAGAACCTGTACCGTCTCCAAAAAGATTTCCAGAAATACTCCACTTAGAATCAGAAACACATACAAATTTTAGATGTCCCCCTAGGAATCTACCATCTGTATCTGCGTCTAATGTTAATATATAATCCGCAGCAGCTGGTATATCAAAACAAGTTGTATCTATGTCTTCATTTAATGCTACTACAGAACCTTTTTCATCTTTATCAATCTTAGTTATCATACCTGTGTAAGTATCAGCGCTTGAATCAGCAGTAATTGTACACGTACCTGTAAAAGTAGAAGCAATATAAAATTCATATACTAAACCTACCTCTGCAGCTGGTAAAGTAACAGCAATTCCTGCAGCTCTATCTAATGTAAAAATAGTACCAGACTGGTGGTCTTCTACATTATAAGTTGCTGTTGTAACTGGTGTTACTGATTGAAATTGTCCGTTTAAGGATTTTAAGACTTGGTCTCCATCTTGAGAACGTCTTACGTTAAACATTTCATTCATTTGTTATTTATTTTAAAAAGTTAAACACTTAATTATTTTTTAAATAAAAGGAGAGCTAAGTGTTACACTCTCCCTTCATTAGTCATTTATTACGATGATGGAGTTATTGAATCAACCGCAGTTATATTCTTATGAATAAATTCGCCTGTAACCGCATCAGCTATAGTTAAAACAGATTGTCTGTTGTTTGCTATAGCTCTAGTAACATATAAAAGAATACTTTTTTCATTAGCGTCACTAGTATTTATTGAAAACACAGCCCCACAATCACCATTGTCGTTACCTGCGAAATCAATATTTAATTTTCCATTTGTGTCTACACTAATATCAGTAATTCTATCAACTGAAATACAAGCAGCGTTATCTGACGCTTGTCTTATATATATAAATTTTGCCATTTTTTTAATTTTAAAAGTTAAGATGGGAGAGGGAGGACAAGCCTCCCTGTGCCATCAATTAAGTTTATTATGCATTCGAAAGAATACCACAAGATAATGGGTTTCTTAAGATAATACCAGATTCTGAAAGAATTTGACATTCAAAGAAATCATCACCATTTGCAGCCATCATCGAATTGTAATCGTAAGGATTAACCATACCAGGTACATATTTTTTAACAAAACTTCTGTTAAAACCTTCTGCGCCTTTAGCGATTAACTCTACATTAGAAACGCCATTTTGCATTCCCATATCTAAAAATACCATTTTTCCTGACTCATTTGAAGAATCAAATGTAGAAGAAATAGAATTATGTAAGTTAGGGTCGTCAAATACTGGACAGTAAGATAGAATCATTTTGTTTCCTAAAATATTGTACTCAGTAAAGTTAGCGCCTAATTCTACAGAACCACCACCTTTACCAGCAAACATAGGAGCTCCAGAACCTACAGTAGCTAATAAATCTTTCATAGCTCTGTGGAAATCTATTCTTCCTTGTGTTCCTGTAAATACTGTAAATACATTACCTTCAGCAGATAAAGCATTTTTAGAAAGTGTTCCTATAAAGTTAACAATATCTTCTTCTGTTAATGCACCAGCTGTATAAGTAGCTTGGTTAGAAGAATCAATTTGTGCTAGTATACCATCACCCATGATTGGAAGTCCAGCAGTAGCAGCTCCAGTATCACCAGGGTAATCAGAAGCGTTAGACATACTTTTCTTTCCATACCATCTTTGAGCTTCAAGCTCATACATGAATTGGTCAGTCATTTGTTGTTCCTTAGTAAAGTACCATAATCTGTGACCATTAGACTCAATCCAAGTAACATCAGTTAAATCAGAACCCATAATTTTTGTTTTCTTACGAGATAAAGTTAACCAGTTCTTGTATGTATCTGGGTAAGCATAGTTTTGTCCAACCTCAGAAGCTAATGAACCTTGATTAAATGCACTACCAATAGTACCAACTACATCACCAACAGCTAAAGCAACAGATAAAGCGTCAATAGCTCTTACTGTAATAGTGTTAGTAGTATCAGAAGATGTGATAGAAGGAACATTAGTTACAAGCGCAGTAGTTCCATCAGAAAAACGAACTACATCATTAACATTTAAGTTATCACCATGAATACCATTACTTGGGTCGTGGTCAACAACAAATGTTTCTGTAGCACCAGCAGCAGCAGATAAAGTTTCAGCTGAATCAATTATAGCTGGCTTTCTGTATCTTCCCATCATTTTCCATTCAAAAGCGTAATCGCCAATGATTTTTTCTGCAGCATTTCTACCTGCAGCTTCTAATAAATATGTTAAAGAGAAACGTGGATATTGTTGAATAAGCTTCTTGCCTATTTCTGGGTATTTTAGTAGGTTGGTCACTAACGCCGTTTCATCAGTAGTGTCTTTTCCATACGTACCCGTATATATTTTTGCCATTTTTTAA